TGCAACTGCAGGATTATCTCCTGTTAATCTAACAACAGTTAAAACTCCGGAATTTTGTAAATACCTTTCGGCCATAATTGATGTAAAAAATTCATATGTATCGCTGCCACTTTGGAATGTATCACCAAATTTTGCTACGTATTCAGCGTATGATGAAACTGCTGTTGGTATCCCTGCTGGTCCTTTGACTGTTGGCCCAACTACCGCTGCACCTATCTCACCAATACCTTGAGGTAGAAACGATAAATCGTTTTCACGGGTAAATACACCGGGACTAACTATTTTTTCTGCCATTTATATTCTCCTATGTAATAATAGTAATAAACCTTGTAAATCTATTCATATATAAATATACAATTAGAAGTTCAAAAATTACTTTGTAGGTGTAAATTCCCCAGTATCAATATTTAACTGACCTGCACCATATTTTTGATTTAATTCTTCTAGTTTACTTCCTCTCATTTCTTGTAATTGTTTAATTTTTAATAACAATTCTTCTTTTGAATCTTGTAATCTTTTTAGCTCATATTCAATGAATCCTAAATTTGTAGCTGTTGTTTGTTCTGATCTAGTAACTGTTTGTATTTCTACTAGTTCATCGTTTGTAACCTTAGTCATGTTATTCTCCTGTCTAAATTTTATTAATATCTGTTACTATTGTTTCACCTAAAGTAAGTACTGATTTTGTAAATTCTTTTGCACTACCCATAGATGCTTGTTTTTGTATATTTTTTGGTATTATATGACCATTAATTGTAATATTAAATTCACTTTTTACTGCTCTATCTTCACCAATGTTAAGTTCAATTGTGCTCGGGAAATCGTCAATTTTTGTACGTACTAAAAATCTATTTTTATCACCCCAATATGTACCTTCACTATAACTAATATTTTCAATTAATGTATTCATTTGTGTTAAAAATTCTGTATATACTATACATGAATATGTTACTGTTACATAATCAGGTATTACAATTTTTTTAATTACTTC